AATAGCCAAAAAATAAAACCGATTAAAAAACTATCTCAAAAAAGATTAAACCAAAATAGCGAATATTTAAAACTAAGAATGGAATTTTTATCTGACAATCCAAAATGTCAAGTTATAGACTGCAATAAAGAATCAAATCAGGTACATCATCAAAAAGGGAGAATAGGCGCATTATTAACCGATATAAGATACTTTCTTTCGGTTTGCGCTGAATGCCACGAAAAAATTGAATTAGAGCCTGTGTGGGCAAAAGAAAACGGATATTCGCTAAATAGATTAGATAAATAAAACAATTAACACTTAACAATTAAAAATCAAAAAAAATGAATTTAAAATCACAAACAGAAGCAAACACAAAAGAATTATTCAAACACTCATTTGATCTTATGAAACTTCTAAAAGCAAAAGCAATTACAGTTGAAGAGGCAAAGGCACAGGCTAATTTATTAAAGCAGTCAAATAATATATTGCGCTATGAACTAGACAGAGCGGTAGCAGAAAAGAAATTTGAAAACTTACATATTAGAGATGTTGAGTCTAATTGATATTGATTTATCAGACTTTGATTATAAATTTGTAGACATAAGAAAAATGTCAAACGCAATTTATAAAATTGATAATGAAGCATCATTATTTGTTGAATCTATTGCTCAAGATATTGATATTGAATTAAGTCCTAGTAAAGACAGTCCACATCATTATTATAACAGAGGCAAAAGAGTAAATCATTTTGAATTAGTATATAACTTAAAAAAACTAAGATTATTTATTATTCAAAATACATCTGGAGTTATGAAAAAAACAATGCTAGATACATTTAATATTTTTGCATTCAATCAACTTGTTGAACATAAAAAAGAAAATTTATGAAACACTTAGAGGATCAGCTGCAAGAAAATTGCGTAAAATGGTTTGACCTTCAACACCCGATGTATATTCTCCATCATTCACCAAACGGAGGCAGGAGAACAAAGTTTGAGGGCGCACTATTCAAAAGACTTGGATGTCGTGCTGGCTTTCCAGATTTGATACTATTATTCGGGAATGATGAATATAATGGACTACTAATTGAATTAAAGACAGACAAAGGTGTTCAATCGCAAAGCCAAAAAGCATTTGAAAAAAAGGTGAAATTAACGAAATACAAGTACGTCATCTGTAGGTCATTGACCGAATTTATTACTGAAATCACAAATTATATCAATAATAAAAAATAAAATTCGCTCATAAGTCGTTGAAAATTAGTCGATTATAAAAATTTAACAAAGTTTAACACACATATATTCAAACTCGTTGTATATTTGCACTATTAAATAACAACAAAACAAAAACAAAATGAATACATTAAATCAAACTTTAGATAATTTAGCAAAACAATTACACAAATTTTTATTAAATGAAAATTATTGTGAATATGGTAATTTGCAAAGATCTTCAAAATCTTTATTTCAATATGCATTTGAAAATGGAATTTTATTTATGAATAAAGAAATAGTTCAAGATAGTTATGAGGAAACTTTTTACATAGCACAATCAAGTTCGGTATTTCCTTTAACTTTAATAGGTTTGGATTATCAAGAAAATCAATTTACTTGTAAATAATCTTAATCAATTAGTTTCAATCACATAACAATTAAAAATTAAAACAAAAACAAAATGAACCAACAAGCATACATCACAGGTTGCATAGATATGGCAATCAATTATCATCAAGATTTGCCAGCTGACATTAAATTAAGTTATTCAATCACGCAGACTAGCAGAATCCATTACAAGATAGACTTTGAATGGCTAGTAGCTTATGATAATCACACCGAAGAATATATAATTGGCGAAGACTTTATAATGTGGACTTATGGTCAAGAGGTGCAAGGTATGGATCATATCGACAACTTACTAGATGAACTTGAAAAGGTAAATTATGACGAAGACTATAATTCAAAACTAGCTAAGTTAGAAGATGAAGGTCAATCACAATTAGATTCACTTAGAAACAAATAAAAAATGATATACGAAAATATTTTAAAAATCAAAGACATAATAGGCTACAACTTCATAACATTTCAGGAAGGAATAGTGCCAGTATTGACCTTTTTAAATCCAGAAAAATATAGCGACAATCTTCAAGAATTTGATCTTATTGTTTCTGAGCTTAACAATTCACGGAAATATGAAATTGAGTGCATAGATTCAAGTACATTTGGAGATCATTACAAATATACAATAACTCCGAGATATTACCAACTTGAAGAAAGAATTGAATTTGTATCAAAGGATTGGTCGATTGAGGAAATGATTGAAATTTTAGTAAAATTAAACCAATGATATGAATTATTATAGAATAGTAGATCCAATAGGATTAGTAGATAGAACATCCGAAGTCGAATTGAAAATAAACCAGTGGCGAGCTAAGTTTTATTTATTAGCCTTTTCCTTTATAGTTATGCTTTTTGCCTTTGCATTAGAATTAAAACGAATGAATGATGACTTAATATCGGCAAAGAAAATAAATGCTCAATCCGATAGTACAATTTCAATGCTAAACAACTCAAAAGAATTAGCATACAATTTGCATAATGTAAACAAATACATTGATAATATGCCATTCAAAAATAAAGAGCTGGTCAAAAGGCAAATGAGATTAGAGTCGGCAAATACACTTTCAAAGGTAGCCAGAAACAATAATAACCTATTTGGGATGCGCAACGCTGGCAAACGTCCACAACTTGGTTCAAAAGGTGAATATCGAGTTTATTACCATTGGACTCAATCAGTAATGGATCGTTATTTATATGAGCTTCATTGCGGAACTAGCCTAAAAGGTTACGCTGAGGATGCAATGTATTCAATTAAATTAACAAAATAACAAACATTAACACACAAAACACTATAAAAACATTACTTTTGCAAAACAATTAAAAAAATGACTCACAAAAAAATATACAAACTTTACATTTTATCATTGATGTATGTAGATACATTTAACCAGATCGGAAAAAGGACGTTTTCGAGCCTACTATTTAGAAAATCTTATGCAGTCAATAGACAAATACAATCATTACAAACTGAGTTCAAAAATATTTGCGATCATTCAAACGGAAATACACCTTTGACAAATGAATCAGACGATTTGATAAATGCAATAGACTTGTTATTTATGATGGATGAAGAATCATTAAGGGAAACAATTACATTTTTAACAAATAAAACAACAAACAAATGAAAAGCACAACAAAAATTCTAGAAAGCCTGCTAAAAGGCGACACAATTAACTGTAAGGTGATGCTAAATCAGTTCGGCTACTCAAATGCCAGCCGAGAGATAAGACGAAAAATTGAAATACCTTTTGGGATTGAATTAAACCGCAAAAGAATGACCGAAAAAAATAGATATAATGAAATGGTATGTTATTTCAACTACTCACTTAAAGAAAGCGATAGAACAAAAGTATCTGGAATAATAAAAGACTTAAAAAAGTCTGAAAATAGCTCTAATTTTTCAAAATTATTATCATTTATCAATGGCTAATATATCAGTCAATGCCGATAAGTATAGTTATGATGAATTTGTAAGCGAATGTAAGTCGGCTTATATCTTTTATCATTTGCAAAAAAATAACTACGATGTAACTTTAACAGCTAAAAAGATTGAAACTTGCAGAACTTTGATTCATAAGTTAATGACTGGAGGCAAAAAGAAAAGCGAATACAACTTAACAATAAAATCAAAGTCATCATTTTGTCCTGAGTTCTGGAATAAAAAATCAAAGCAAATTAAAAAAGAATCAAAAATAGAGGAATCAAAAAAAATAATTCCGTTGCTAAGTGAAGATGAGCTTTATAATTCAATGTTACCTCATTATTTATTCTATATGGGAATAAAAGAATCGGAATACGACAAATCGGATTTAATTAGACTTCCATTATTGATTGACCACTACAAAAATATCAATGCAGACGACAAAGTGGAGGATTTAGAAGAAATTTATCAAATCATTAAAACCAAATTAAACTAAAAAATTATGCTAATTAACAATTATCAAACGATTAAACAACTAGAAACGCTTCTAGAACTCGCAAAAAAGAATGGCAAAGGAATAAGCACCACTACATCAATCAATGAAAAGGTCGATAATTATGGTAACAATGTATCGAGCTGGGTATCTCAAACCAAAGACGAAAGAGAAGCAAAAGCAAGCCGAACATATTGTGGAAATGGCAAAGTAGTATTCTCAAAAGCTAGCGAATATCTAGTAGCTCCAAAAAATAATGACAATCCATTTTAATTTACCTTGCAAAGCAAATAAGGTATCATTTGAATTTAACAAAAAAACACAAAAAAATGATCGAATACTGACTCCGATAGAAATATTGGAGTTAATCGGTCAAAGTGTAGACGAAACAAATCTATATTTATGCCAGATAGGCAAAAGCAAGGTAATTTTAAAACAAACAGAAATAATATGAATAAATTTGAATTAGCAGAAAAAATACTAGACATTCTGGATGAAGCAGACATAACAGTATTCGATAAAATGGCAATTATAGTCGATGTAAAAAGACGATTGACAACCGAAAATAAAATGAGAATGCAACAAGAAATATTTGAACAACTAAAAAATAAAACAAATGGAGAATAAACAAATGACAGCAGTGGAATGGTTACAAGAACGAATTAACATAGGATTAACCTATGAACAAGAAGTTTTATTTGAAGGATTTTTTGAACAAGCAAAAGAAATGGAAAAGGAACAGATTATTGATGCTTATAGAGATGGCAGGAGCGACCAACAGTCTGAAAAAGCAAGTAGATTCTATAATAGAAACGCAGAGTTTTATTACAACGAAACATATAAAAAATAAAATATGAAAAGTCAAGATTTAAAAGAACTTATTATCAAATGGGCAAATGAAAAAAACCTTATTCAAAAAGAAAATCATTTAAAGCAATACTGCAAGATGGTTTCCGAAGTCGGAGAGCTTGGAGATGCTTTAATCAAAAAAGATGTTATAGAGGTTATAGATGCCATTGGAGATGTTCAGGTTTGTTTAATTATACTTTGCGAGCAATTAGGATTAGATATGAATGAATGTTTGGAATCAGCCTACAATGTAATCAAGAATAGGACTGGACAAACCATAAACGGAACTTTCATTAAGAATTAACAAAAAATACTTAATTTTGCAAAAACAAAAGCAATGCAAGAAAAAATAAACCATCCTCAACACTATGGAGGTGACAATACATACGAAGCCATAAAAGTAATAGAACATTATAGCCTAGACTTTCACCTAGGGAACGTATTAAAGTACATTCTAAGGGCAGATAAAAAAGGAAAGGAACTAGAAGACTTGAAAAAAGCACAATGGTATCTAAATAGAAAGATAGAGCATTACGAAAATAACATAGAAAATAGAAAATACTAAAGAAATAATCAATGTTAGCTAAAAAAGAAATAAACTGGATAAACATAAACGATAGCCAACCAAACGACAATGACGTGGTGCTAGTATATGGACAAGAATATAATTCTGAATCAAATCACTATGAAATAGGATTAGTTTATTGGAATCATAATCTATTAGCTAATACGGAACCTTATGATATTATAGGAGTTCACCAGATAAAAGACTACGCTTACCATTGCCTTTACTATTACAATGTAACCCACTGGGCTATAATAAAAAACCCTTAATAATGTCAAGAAAAAAAGAAACAGCACCAACAAATGACGAAGGTCAGGAAGGCGATGTAATATCGCAAAATTCCAAAACTACTCAAATCAATAAAGATTCATTGAGAATTTATAAAATAGTTCACTACCTATCAATGACCAATCTAGAAATAGAAAGCATAAATAGATCAAACATTGACCCTACGATATACAACACTATTGGATCAATATACAATCGAAATAGACGTCTGGTCAAAGAATTAAAAGAAAAGACAAAGGATTTCGACAATATCTTTGATTCAATATCAAATGAAAAGATATTTGCAATGATGTCCGTAATGAATAAAATGATGCTACTAAGCGAAAAGCAGGCAGTAGAGTTTGAAACTTTTATTGAAGTAAAAGAAAACTAAAATTGTGATTATTATAATTATCTTTGTAATACTAGCAGCATTGTCTTTATATGAAGCCATAAACAACTTCAAAACAAACTGCGAATATTCAAAACATTGCTTTTTAATATTTATGCTTTTTTTTATTCTGGCATTGATTGGATATATAATTAGGCTATATCATAACTTATTAAAAAATTGAAATGACTAAAACAAAAGCGTATGTAGATTTTATACTAACTTTGATGCGTTCAGGAGATGTAGATAGAAGCGTCATTGTTTCTAAGTTTTGCAAAAAGTTTCAAACAACGGAAAGAACTGCCGACACTTATTTGAAAGATGCAAGAGAAGCCTATATAGTTGAACTAGAGGCGATAAATAATAAAAGGATTGAAGAATACCAATCGAACGAAATTGAAGCCTTTAAAACGCAAATACGGAGCAAAACAGAAAGATTGATCTCATATCAAGTACAGATTGAACACATTGAAAAGGAATTGATGACTGGCAAGACAAAAGAGCTAATTAGCTTTAAGGATGGAAAGGCTCAAATGGTCGATAGAGACTTGACTGTGTTTGAAAAAAATTCACTTAGAAAGACGCTCAAAGAATTGCAAGCCGAAATATCAAAGATCGAGGGCGACTATGCACCGAAACAATTTGAAATGATTGAAGGCATAAACATAATAATTGAATAGTGCAAGCTGCTAGAACGCTAAAAAATAAGATACTGCCCTGCTATAAGCACCTATTTGAAGAAAATGATATTCAAATAGAGTTTTTATGGGGTACAAGGGATTCTGGAAAGACAAAGGCTGGCAGTCAATTAGGCTTATATGATTACACTAAAATAGGCATAGATTTTAAATGCATACTAATTCGTAAGGTCAAAGACACCATAAAAGATTCAATCTACTCGAATATTTTGGATATAATTCAGGAATGGAGGTTAGAAAATTACTTTGATACTTCAAAAAGTCCTATGGAAGTTCGATCAAAATTGGATAATGGAATGTTTATATGCAGAGGACTTGACGAACCTGCAAAGCTCAAATCGTTAATGAATCCGACAATGGCAATTATTGAGGAAGGTGATCAAATAACAAGCGATGACCTTACAATGATATTGACCACGCTAAGGCACAATAGTATCAAAACAAAAGTTGTATTTATGTTTAATCCGGAAATGCCAAAAGGAGTGAACAAAAAAGAGGATTGGTGGCTATGGAAGGATTGGTTTAGTCATACTTCGGATAAATCATTTACAAATACAAAATTGATTGACTATGTAGATAATGGAATAACTAAACAGCTATCTATTAAGTACAGAGCAACTCACACCACATTTGAAGACAATCCATATTGTCCGCCAGAGCGAAAAGCTCACTACCATAACCTAAAATTCACTAATCCTGCCAAATATTTACCTTACGCAAAAGGTGAATGGGGCATAAGAGAAGTAAAAAGTCCTGCATTCCCTACATTTGATGTCAATAAGCACGTTTCAAAGACAGAGGCAGTTCCAAATGTACCGTTATTGTTTTGGGTTGACTTCAACAACGATCCTTTGGCTTGCACTGTCTGGCAAATTTACCGAGATAATGAAGGTCATAAGATCAGAGGTTTGCGTGAAATAAAAATCAAACCAAAAGATGGCATTCACAATACTCAATTATTGATTGACTTTATAAAATTGCATTACCAAAATCACGTTCATTCATTATGCATAACAGCTGATGCAACTGGATCGCAAAAGACCGCAGCAGGATTATCAAACTTGCTACAATTAAACAAAGCCTTCAATCTAAATAGACGACTTCAAACTCCAACTGTCAATCCAAAAGTAAAAGATAGCGTTGAGCTTTGCAATTATCTATTCTATCACCATCCAAATATTGTGATTGATCCATCAATGGAAACTTTGATATTTGAATTACAAAATACCGAAAAGGATGCCGATGGAGGTTTGGTAAAAGATAAGCGAGACGATGCAACTCAAAGAGCTGACTTTGTTGATACGCTTCGTTATGGATTTAACTATCATTTCTTTTTAAACGATAACGTCTATAAATATCCGACAAAATTTAGCATAAAAGCCTAAAAATCACTATATTTGTAGTATGGAAAAAGAAATATGGAAAGACATCAAAGGTTACGAATCTTTATATCAAATATCTAATTTTGGGAGGGTAAAAAGTTTAACTAGAAAAAGAAACGAAAATACAAATGCAGTTATAAAAGAAAGAATTTTAACTCCAGATTTAGGTAAAGCAGGTTACAATTCAATTTGTTTTAAAATTAAAAATAAAAAAGAAAAATACTTAATACATAGATTAGTAGCTATTCACTTTATAGATAACCCTGATAATAAACCTCAAGTAAATCATATTAATGGAATTAAAAACGATAATAGACTAGAAAACTTAGAATGGGTTACAATTTCAGAAAACAGGAAGCACGCTTATAATACAGGTTTGCAATTTGGGCCGATAGGAGAAAAGCAAGGCAACAGTAAGTTGACAGAATCTCAAATTTTAGAAATTAAAGAAAGACTAAATAGAAAAGAAAAACAAGCGAATATTGCTATGATATACAATGTAAGACAATCAAATATATCTAAAATAAAAAACAATAAAAGATGGAATCATTTAAATAATTAAAAATATGAATAACATAATAACAATAGTAGAGCTAATCCTATTCGCGTCTGGACTTTCGCTAATTATAAACGCTGTACATATTTGCTTTCAGGAGGGTATGTTTTTAGAATGGCTTTATAAAAGACTTGAAAATATATTCAGAGATAGACGAAAACAAAGCAAATTTAGAAACATTGAAGGACTTTTGTACATAGGAAAACCAATATACGCGTGCGCTTCGTGTATGCCTTCGATATGGTCTTTGCCTTTGCTTTTCATTTTAGTTTGGTGGAAAGTTTTAATTATTGCTATCTTTGCAATCGTAATAAGTACAATATTAAGAGATAAAATATTTGAATAATGACCTGCGAACCAATCATAGAGCTATCAATTTGCGACAAAAATGTCAAGATAGCTGAAAACGTAAACGATTTAAGGCTAATTGTCTATAAAGGAAGCCAAAGACAATGTGATTTTGATTTGCCTAGCATTGATGGTGTTATATCATTAACCGACACCGAAATTCTAGAATTTGCAACTACTGCCCATACGTTTAAGTTTCAATTGAGAGATCCACAAACTAACGAGATGGTAGATTTTGAATATATAGACTGCAATGGTTTTGAAATGCTTGCAAATGTAGTTAGAGTTCGATTTGTCGAATGTGGTGAACAAAACGATGTGATGTATGAAGTTTGCTAGTATAAAAGAAAAACTATTCCCTAAAAAAGTAAAAGCAAACGGAAAAAATGTACCGATGCGATATGCTTTCACTGGTTTAAGTGGTCATAGATACTATCATTACATTGACGTTGCTAACGATATGAACCCAGCGCGGTACATTGAATATTATTTGCCAATGGTCAAAGAGTATTTTTTAGGAATAAAACGAACAGAGCTAAATACTTTTTGGGATAAATGTAAAGAATATAAGACCTTAAAGCAATACGAAACAGCTCATCTAGTAATGGAAGAGCGATCAAGGTTAAATCTAGACACTGGAATTATTTACGATATAATGAGCGTGCTTTATTTGCGAGAGGATGAAAAGAATGAGTTTGTAGATCAATTATTCTTGCAAGAAAAGTCAAAAGATATTAAGCTGACAATGAGGGCAAGTGGAGGGGTCGATAGCAGTTTTTTTTTATGTCAAGAGTTCAGGAACTTTTTAAAGTCGGCGAATCTATCGGACGTAGATTGGAACTCATATACACGAATAGCGGAAAAGAACTTGGAAATATTGAATCAGACGCTGGATTTAATCCACAACTCAGAGCAATTCAAGAATACAATGAGTACACAGAAAAAATAAAAGATCAATTAGTTTATGTTTGCCAAAACGTAGACGACTATAATAGAGTTTGGAATGGAACGATGAGAGATTATTATTTTGCTTTGACTAAATTTATTCAAGGCATACCAAAAGAAAAAAAGTAATCCAATTAAGTAGCGAAGGCTTTACGGATATTTCATAACAATTAAAACCATTAGATATGGCAGATGAAATAATAGTAAAGGTACGCGCCGACGTCGATGGCTTTAAGTCCGATATGGATGAAGCCAAAAAGATAGGCAATTCAGCAATTCAAGAAATTGAAAAGAATAGTATTGATTTAAAGGTAGATACAAAATCCACTGAATCTTTGCGAACTCAAATGCGAAAAGCACAGCAAGAGGTCGCAGAATTATCTATGAAGTTTGGAGCTACATCAAAGGCAGCTATTGATGCTGCAAAAAGAGCTTCCGAGCTAAAAGATGCAATTGGAGATGCAAAGGCATTAACAGACGCTTTTAGTCCAGATGCTAAGTTCAAAGCATTGTCAGGAAGTTTGCAAGGGGTTGTAGGTGGATTCACAGCGGTTCAAGGTGCAATCGGTGCTTTTGGAACTAAAAGCGAAGAAGTTGAGCAGGCTTTATTGAAAGTTAATTCAGCAATGGCATTATCTCAAGGGTTGCAAAGCGTTGGTGAAAGTGTGGATAGTTTTAAAAACTTAGGTGCGGTCATAAAATCTACAACTGCATTTCAATTCTTATACAATGCAGCGACTGCGACAGCGACAGCGGTTCAAACAGCCTTCGGCGTTGCAACCACTGCGACTAGCACAGGATTCAAAGTACTAAGGGGTGCAATTATGGCGACTGGTATCGGTGCGCTTGTTGTTGGTTTAGGATTAGTTATAAGTAACTTTGATGCAATATCAAATTGGATTAGCAAAAGTCCATTGGGAGGGTTTGCCAGTTCTGTTGGAAATTTAGTTCAAAAATTTACGGATTTAGTTGGTATCACTAGCGAATCTGAAAGACAATTTTCAGCAATGGAAAAAATGGGCAAAATGAGAAACGATATGATTGGAAGACAGATAAAATTATTGTCTGCGCAGGGTGGGAAAGAAAGCGAAATAGCTAAACTTCAAAAAGAATCAACTCAAAATGAAATAAATACCTTATTAAAAAAAGTAGATAAAAAAGGAAAATTGTATGGTGAAGATGCAAAGAATTATCTAGACTTACAAAATAATTTAGCGGTAATAGATGCAACTGAATCAAAAAGAAAAAATGATGAAGCTATAAAAGCAAGCGAAAAATCTAAAGAAAATTCAAAAAAAGAAAAAGATAGAAGAGATAAAGAAAAACAAGAACTTCTAGATGCTGAAATAAGATATCAAAAAAGTTTAGAAAAATCTAGAGTAGAGCAATTTGAAAAAGACGCTAAAATACAACAAGATGCTTTTGATGCTACATTAACAGCTCAACAATTAGAAGAAAGGGCAGTCAAGGATAAATATTTTCAACAAATTGAAGAGGCAAAAAAATATAATGAAACATATAAAAATGATTTAACAAAATCACAAATTGATATAATCATATTAGAGCAAAAGAAAGCCGATGAACTAAAAGCAATAAATGATAAGTATCAAAAAGAAATACAAGATGCTGATAAAAAAACAGCAGATGAACAAAAGAAAAATATTGAAAGCGTAAATGCAGTTTTAGGTGATGCTGCGAAAAGAGGTTATGAAACTAGAGCTGACTATGAAAAAAGGCTATTTGAAGAGCAAAAAGCGCAATTAAACGAAATACTTACATTTGCTCAAAATGGTATATTGCTTCAAATAGGGTTAAATCCTGCAGATGTAAATAGAGTAAAATCTAGTATTGAAAATTTGCAAAAAACATTAGACAAAGAAAGTGCTACACCTGCGGAAAAAGCGGCAGCCGCAGCCGAAGCAGCTGGGACAGTATCTCAAACTGTATCAAACGCTATATTTGCAGCCGATACGGAACGAAGACGACAAGAACTAGAACAATTAAAAGTTCAGCAAGACGAAGAATTAAGACTTGCAGGCGACAATGAGCAAAAGAAAGAAATCATTAGACAAAAGTTTGCAATAAAAGAACGCGATGTAAAACGTAGACAAGCAGAAGCGGATAAGAGAAAAGCTATATTTGATGCTACAATAAATACTGCGGTTGCAGTTATAAAAGCTGCACCTAATCCTATATTGATGGCTATAACAGCTGCTCTAGGTCTTGCTCAAATAGCATTGATAGCAGCGCAACCTATTCCAAAGTTTGCAAAAGGTGGGGCAGTTCCAAGTTCAGATATAAAAGGAATGATTGATGGTCGTCCACACGCTTCTGGTGGTGTTTTAATTGAAGCCGAAGGCAATGAGTTTATAACTAGAAAGGCTCAGGCTATGAAGCCAGAAAATTTAGGACTTTTGGAAGCTATCAATATGAGTGATTCAGAGCGCGATGCTTACCTAAATGCACACTATATTAAACCAGCTTTGGAAGCGAAAGAAAGCAAAGCTAAGGAATCATATCAAAGATCAATGATAGAAGCTGAAAACAACCTTATAGCGCGTATTTCTAGTAATACATTGAGAAACATACACGGAGAATTAAAAAACAACACAGAGGCGGTTAAAAAGCTATCTAAAAACAATTATAGTTGGTAGGTTTTAAATAAAAGGTTATGAATATTTCAATTTATGTATTTTTGCAAATATGCAGGTAGCTAATTTATTTATAAACGGATCTAAGGTAATAACCAAAGACGAACCAATTTTAGGTGAGGATATAAAACTATCTTTGGATCGAGATTTTACTTATTCTTGCATTGATACTAAGATGGATATTGAAGTTAGATTTTATTGTGCAAGCGGAAAAAACGAAATAGATTTAGCTTATGAAGAAATGGGAATTGATGCGGATGGTGAAATTGAAATAGTAGATGACTGCGGTACATTGTCTCAATTTTTTAAATTTAGATTAGATTTTAAAAGCTATAAATCAAATTCAGAGTTTACAACTTTAGGAATTACTGATATAAATTCCGATTGGAAATCCACATTGACCAACGAAGTGAATGTATCAGAATATTTAGGCAATGTTGATGACTTTTATGTAAGGAATTTGCCACTTGTTTATAATTATTCAAGTGAAAATATTTACGCGCAAATAGATCAAGACACATTAGACACTCAGCATATTGCAATATGGTTGCCTTATCCAGTGCCTTATAATACAATTCCTGCGACTATCCCACCAGCTTCAGCTCCTATTTTTCCATTTAATAGATACTTTAGTCATTATATAATGCCTAAATCAGATCAAATATTGAATGAATTAGAAGAAAGCGATGGACTTTTAATGGATTTTTTCGTAATAACAGAACCTTATTCAGATTCAGTCTTTTATGGAAAAACAATGGATGAAAGTGATATTGCAGGAACTATAACGACTGGAAATGTATTAACTTATTCAGAAATAGAACCAAATCCTTTATTTACCAACAAGTTAGATTCAGGAACTATAACAATAAGCACAAACAAGACTTCATTTATTGCAAATTACATCGATATTACTGTCGTTCAAACTGAAATGATTGAAATAAACGAAATAATAGCAATAGGAATAGACTACAATAATCCAAGGTATATAATTAAAAATGTACTAACTAACAATACATATATATTTAATGCTACAAGCCCATTCTCAAATACTGATCTTGTTTCAAAATCATTGTCAATAACTACGGAAGTTAGAGAAAATGAGAATTTATGGATTTATTATGAAGTTAAATATAAGCAAATAGAGCCAACTCCAGCTGTTTATAATGCAGGAACTGGAAATTGGAACTACTCACCTATAAATAGTGTGTTTTTTAAAAACATTGAATACTCATTTGACAATTCAATTGATATTTCTTTTACTTTGACTAAAAATGTATCAACGACAATAACAACAATTTCAGACATTGAGCCTTACCATACCAAAACAAAAGCATATAATGGAGCAAATGTTTTAGGTGCGCTTTTTCAAACTGATTATAATCTTTGTCAAACACCTTGCTTTGTTGATCTTTGGTTTTCGCGTGGTGATTATTTGCGAAATAAAATAAATGTATCGGATTTTATTGTAAAGCCATCGGACTTTTTTTCTGAATTTGAAAAGGTTGTATGTTGTGGATTAGGGTACTTTTATTTTAACAACGGATTGACACCTCAAAAAAGGTTAATGAGCGTCTATGATTTTTATACTGATAATACAGTTCCAAATCAATACATTTTTAATTATCCAGACTTAATTGATGGTGAAATTAAAATAGATCCATTTCTTTCACCTTATTATAAAGAAATTCAAATAGGATATTCAAACTCAAAGGACACGCCAAAAGATGTATGCAAACAAAATGCATACACAATACCGAATAGAAGTGAATCAATATATTCAAAGGTTAGTGATTTTATAGGTTCAATGTTTATAGTAACAAAGGCTTTAAGACTAGGAACTCAAGAGCAAGAACTTGAATTTGACAAAAATATATTTATATTGTCAGGAACTACAATTCCTGCAAGTCCTGCAAATTATAATGTAACTTTAAGTCAATCGACTGGTTTTCTTGCAGACAATGTTGATTTGAATCCTACAAATACAAATGGAATAAATAGACGATATGCAACGGTATTCAATCTATTTAGGCATCTTTACAAATGGGGATTTTCTTTATTTTCAAACAAAGATACATTGAGAGTTGTAAAGTATGAAGGATCGTCAATATATGACTTAGAAATATTAGATAGTTCAGGTGTAAGCACAAATCCATATTATCCTGGACTTTCAGATTGCAAATTGCCGGCATTGAATTTTGAAAAGGTAGATAGAACCGTGGATAATATGTATAGTATGATCCAATCAAATATGTATGTACCTAGCGTGCTAACTTTCAGCACTGCAAAACTAAGCACATTTGATCTTATTGCTATGAGAGCGTTCCAATATGACTTGTTTCAAGTTTCGGATGGAACGAATACTTATTATGGTAACTTAATAAGCGCGAATCTTGTTAATGATGTAACGGAAATAAAACTTTTAAGACGATTTAAAAATGGAATATGAGTATAACATTAGGTAATTACACGATTGAAACAAAAAAGACCGTTGGAGAGCTTCCAATAGGCTCTGATAACATTATAGCAACGCCACCGTGTGAAGGTAGCATTGACCCTGCTTTGGTGCAACCTAAATGGAAAAAAATACACCAATACAATTATACTGACTCACTTACATTTGGAATTACAACACCTTTTGGAGATGATGATGTTTATGCCGATGGATTTGATTACAAAGTAGTTTTTGATGACGTTGTAATAACAGGATCGCCAACGCTTACGACTTTTGATTTTTCATATGGCGCGCCAATTAGCTATCCAATTGTCAAAGGCGATGAAGTTATAATGAATGAACAAAATTGCGGTGGAAGTTATGGTAATACAGGTCGATTTTTTACAATAAATAATCCATCTGGAACTCCGTTTCAAGTTTCAATAGATGTTTCAATTTACCAATTAGTTCCTGCAACTATTGAGATTGATGTTTGTGGTGGTGGTAAAACAATAAACAGAGCTGAATTATTTGGAACTTATGAAGTTGTTTGGCTTCCATTGGAAATAGGTAGTGAGTTTTTAGTTCCTTATACAATTTATTATAGAGATCAAACATATATCCCTGATCCATCTATAATGCCAACGTCTTGTAATGACTATCGTATTTATTTTGATGCTATAATTGCTTCAAGTGCAAATACATTGACCGCTGGCAAATCGTTTTTTATTGATTCAATGGCAAATGAAACTCAAATAAGCGTTTCAAATCCATTGGGAGTCCCTTTGGATATTATATTTTTTGATGGAACGAATTATTTGTTTGCTCAAAGTGATCCGACAGGCTTTGTAGATTGGACTGGCTTAAATATTCCTTTGCCAACTACTATTTTGAATTTGCAAGTTTGGATCGGAGCTACTCAACAAATATTATATGGATCGTCTACTATTAAGTTCAGATATGATGTATTAAATTCAGATTGCCCGTGCGAGTGCGCTGACGAATGTGGTGGCATAAATGTAATATTCAATCAAAGCTGTGGAACGTCTTATGGATTGAGATTTAATTTATCAATTCAAGATGGAAAATACAATATTGATGGCGATTCGTTTACGCAAGGCGGTCAAATAGTGAGACCAATAACAAAGACTAAGGCTACTTATGATTTTGTAATAAGCGAGTATTCAGATGAAACATTCGAGCTATTGATGAATCTAATTGCAGACAACCTAAATATTGACGTAGTGGATGACATTGACCCTTTAAATCCAAATACTAGATACTATATTGACACCGATTCGTTAAATCCAAGTTGGAACTTCAATTCAAAATTAGGAAGCGTAATTATTCCAGTAATTAAAGAAACATCAATATCTACTAAACGAAAAAATTGTTGTAATTAAAAAAAAACAATTACTTTTGCATTGACATAGCGAAGATGTTAGATTTTTAAACTTAAAAAAAAAAATATATGGCACTTTGCACAACAACCTGCGACGGAAAAACAATGGTCGCATACACAGAACCAGATTGCGAAAACTTTTACAGATTAGGTAATTCGACATCTATTGCTTACATTATTTGTAAGGACACAAACGATCTTTTGAAAGTAGATTATACAGATGATGCTGTATGGACTGCTCAATTAGCATTAGCTGATTCTTTCAAAGATTTGAACGTAATTAACAAAGTATTACTTTCACGTCCTGAAGGTGAGAATGTTACAATCGAAAATCCTTCAAAAGGCGGTATTCCTAACTTGAAAGTTGGTGAAACTCACACTTTGACAATTACCGATCCAAAAGTAACAGTTAGCAATCACGATTTTTATAATATGATTGACGGAAAAACTGCTTGGGTTGTAATCGCTTACAATGATGGCAGAATGGAAGTTAGTCCACGTCCTATGATGTTGATGGTTAAGTCACCAGCAATTGAGTATGGAACTTCTCAGACTTTCAAGATTGAAGCGCAAGCACAATTTGACAAAGATGAGTATTGGTTGCCTTTTGATTCTCAGCCAACAGGTATATTTACATTTCAATAATTGATTTATGTGTTGCGGAAAACCTACGAAGCCAAAACCAATCAAACCAATTAGATGGAATTAAAAGAAATCCTAAATATCGCAAAAAGAAAACCTCAAAAGTCCGAAAAAACTTTTGGGGTTTTTTATAGCGAAAAGTTTCCTAGTGAAATTTACAGAAAGAGACATCCTGGACTTGATGAAAAGGAATATGAGTACATTGAAGAAAATTGGATCAATCCTGTTAAGAAATTAGTAGGCGATGCAATCTTTGAAACTCAAAAAATATTTAGCGATGGAAACTATTCCATACATTCAGATAATGAAACCGTAAAAGAATTCATTGAAACTTATGAGATAATGAGTTTCTTCAAAAATATTTATTGGCAAAACATTATTTTAGATTCAGATAGCATACTAACTTACCATATTAAGTATTCTGAATTTATAGACAAACAAAGAGGGATTGAATTAGGTAATGAATATTTGCCATTACATCCTTACTTAGTTACAAGCGAAAACATAATTTACAAAGATAAAACTACTCTAGTATATAGAGTGAAAGGTGATAAAAGAAACAATTTCGTTGCATTATATTACAACTCTGATAATATATTGACATACGAACATTATTCTTATGATAATTTAAACGATGAAAAGATAACTCCGATACTTTATTGGGAGTTCAATAATAATTCAAATAAACGCTATTTTAGACAGGCTGACGGCATTAAAATAGTAGATGGCAACGAATTGGTAATAAGATCATATTTTAGTCCTAGCGAGTCAATTTTGAGTACAATCATAATTGATTCTGTCAATATGGGAGTTACCAAAACTAGAACTACTTATCCGATTCCAGTTGTAGTTGGTGAGCCTTGCGATGCGCAAGAATGTTCTGGTGGTAAAATTCCAAGCTGTGACATAGAGGGTAATTATTGTCAAGTGGATTGCACGACTTGTAAAGGTAGTGGTTCTAAAAACGTATTTAGTCCATTCAATGCAGTTCATATTGTAAGAGATAGCAACGCAATGGGAGGCAATACACCTCCAGCTCCACACGTTTATTGGGTTGATCCACCACAGGGAGCTTTGGAATCCACACGTCAAGAAATTAGAGAAAATAGAGATATTGCATTTGATTATATTGGATTGAGATATTCAAATAGTGAAGCAAGAGGAAGCGAAACAGCATTAGGCAAAATGATAGATAGAGAAAAAACATTCTCTACTTATAAGATGTATAGCCAAGACGTTGAAATGACGATGCAATGGTGGTTTAACAACTGGCTTGAATTGATGTTCCCTTTGGAGCAAAATGCTGAAATATCTGTAATTACTTACAACAATTTTAGAACAACTTCGACTGCCGAAGTAAACGAAATATTCACAGCATTGCAAAAAGACAATGCACCTCAATATATTCTAATCAATCTTTTGAAAGAATACTATAATTCAATTGGTGAGATCGACAAATTTAATATCGTAAACAAATACTATCTTTACAAGTCCGACGATATGAACATCAAAAAGGGCAGTTTAGGATATTATGACAAAGTTCAAATAGTTATATCTGACAATATAATGAAATGGGTAGATGAAGTTGTAGATATGAACGAAAATGAAATGGATATTTATTTGAGAGCAAAAGCTAAATCATTGATGGTTATGCCTTTAGATAGTAATGGGGATATAATGGATATTGATTATAGCCTTTATGAACAATTAAAAGAGCAAACTGAATCAGCTGGAATGGAAGTTGAAGAAGTTGATGGCAAAGTTATAGTCACAGGAAGCCCTAGTGAATTAGGAGGAGTGAATATTGCTAACTTACCAAGCGCAAATAAACTTAGAGAAACGGTTGGTGGTCTTCAAGGAATTATTGATATAGCTAAGGCAGTTGCAAGTGGATTATATGACTTAGAAGCTGGTATTGCTTTAATTAGTTCACTTTATGGAATTAGCTCTGAAGAGGCTTCAAAATGGTTGGGAACTCCAAATATTAAAAATCAAGAGGTATTAGATAATGTTCAAGCCATAGTTACTTAATGGATTTTGATAAAATATTAGATAAAATTCTTGCAAGATTAAGCGAATACCAATCAAAAGGTACGTTTACATTTGATATTGACAACCTTGAAGATATAGACAAAGTAGATGAAATCATTGATGAAGTATTAAAAGAGGAAGGTTATTATGATAATCTCAAAGACTACAAAAAAGTATTTGATGACAATTTAAAGGACGTAATAAGTCAATACAAATCTTTTGGAGCTAAAATAAGCGATATAAAAGCATTTAACAATTATGCTTTTGATAACTTCTATAACAATTTAGCTATAAACGTCACAGATACAAACATAAAACAACCTATTAAAGATGCTTTATTACAGCATATTTCTGGCGGTGGTCGGTATTCTGAATTTAAAAACACGGTAAAAGACTTACTTACAAATAAAAAAATAGAAGGTAATATTGATATAGTTGCTCGTGAATATTCAACACAATACAAGCGTGCGCAAGGTCAAATACTAGCAAATAAATATGATATAAAGTATTTTCGATACAAGGGGAGCGAAATAGAAACGACTAGATGCTTTTGTGAGCAAAGAGTGGGAAATATTTACAGCAAAGAGGAAATTGAAAGCTGGGCAGACTTAAATTGGGCAGGCAAAATAAAAGGAACGAACAAAACAAATATTTTTCAAGTTGTCGGCGGTTGGAATTGCATACACGATTTAGTTCCAGTGAGTGAAAGAGCTGCTTTGGATTATGGATTGAATAAATATAACAATACTGATTGCGACTTATAAAAAAATAAATTTGCATATTTGAAAAAATAAGTATCTTTGCAAAAATTATCAATATGGAATTAGCTAAATTTTTAATCCTTAGAAGTCCAAATGCTTCAAATATAGGAGTGATAAAACAAAAAATAAGCGGAAGTATTCACCCTGATCAATACGAAATAAGCGAAAAGGAATTAGACGAATTCAAAGCTATGTCAGATTCACACAAAAAAGCATTTATTGAAGATAAATTGATCGAAAAGGATGCAAAAGCATTAGAAGCACAGCCAGAAAAAAAAAATGTGGAAGTTGCGGAAGTAATAAGCGAATCAGATAGCATTGAACCAATTGAAATAGAGGAATTGAATGAGCCTATCAATGAAGCATCTGAAGTAATTGAAGAGCCAAAAGCAAAAGGCAGACCAAAAAAAGAAAAATAAACCAAATTTAT